CTTCCCGGTTTTACCGAAAGAGTTGGAGACACAAGATCTTCCCCTCCACGAAGGGGATAGTATGCTACTAAATTCTTATAGTCGTTATTATTATAGTTGCTCGTCATTCTGGCACGATTACCATGTGAGAGTGTCCCATCGTGTTGGGCTCCTGGCCTCTGAGGTAAAGTGATTCAAGCCGTCCCATCAGTTCCTTATATTCGACAACTGCGCCCTGCATGACTTCGGGGGCATTTTCGTGCTCGGCGTACCACATTTTAGCCCTTGCGATTATCAGGCGGTCAAACTTTGTGGGAATCAACGAAACGCTGGTGTTGGCGGTCATCTTGGTTGCCGTCTTGTAATAGTCCGCGGTCAGGGTGTATTCGATGTCAGGGGGCGGCTCAAGGATCAAGTCTTTGTTCGGCTTGATAATTATCTCTGTGGGCTTTTGATTGGATTTGACTCCGTTTCGGTAGGAGCTTCGCCATTCAAAGTAATCCAACTTGGAAAGTTTTTGATACGCGCTGGTGGTGTAGTTGAGGAAAAAACTATCCTCATCCCACAGGCCAAAGTCAGAAGGGGCCGAAACGTCCTTTGTGCCGGCGACCGTGGGACGTGAAAACTCGGCATGGAGAAATCCCCAATCGAGATACTTTGTGCAAATATCGATATCGGCGTCGGCTACCCATGAAACGAGTTTAGCGAGCATCCCGGTTTGCCCGGTTACAGTGGGCGGCCCGCTCCCGCCAACGCCGCACTCTTGACGCATCAACTGACAGAGTTCTAAAAAGGTGCTGCTCATGGTTAGTCTTTCTGAAATTTCATTTGTGGCCTTTTAACCGGGAATGTCTCTTTCGCTTTCAACGCGGCCTTTATAAATTCCCTTTCGGCGTAGTTTGGCGCTCCGATGGTGAACAATACCTCAGCGATTCTGTTTCTTCCGTCCACCTTGCCGTTGAATCTTTTACGAGTTGCCTTTACCGTCAGCTTGGGGCTTATGTACTTTACCGCTTTATACGCTCCAGCCTCGAAGATACACTTTGAAAGTTCCGCGAAAACTGCCGAGTGACCGCTAAAATCTTTTGCCATTTAAATCTCCTTTAAGGCGTCACTGACGCCGCTATTAGGATAAACCGCCAACGACCGCTTGATAGACTTCATTAGGATCTGTTTTAGCCATGCAAAGCGCTCCGCCTGTCTCTTTGTCGTAGTGGCAGGTTGACCACCCGTAATGAAGAACATGACACGGATAACAGGGGCAATCCTTCGGAGTGATAACAGCGGTATTTCTCCAACTCCCGCCCAGATTTTTAGGCGAGGAATGGGACAGCATGATAACCTTTTTCATCGGCCCAAAGGATGCCCCGTTCATGACTCCGGTTTCTGTTCCCACCACAACGTCGCACTGCTGCATGAAGGCAAGGGTTTCCCTGATCGACCATTTACCCGATTTTCGAATGACCCTTTTTTCGTTGATCCATGCAGACTCCAAGAGAATACAGGACTTATCCCCCACCATGACGATAGGGGCATCCGTATTGAGCATCAACCGGGCGATAACCTCATCCATCCGCTGATAGTACTTGTGGACCGCCGACCCAGACAGCGCCCACATTATGACCTTACCTTTGAATTTTCGCCGGTATTCCTTTGCCCACTTCTTTTCACCGTCAGTCGGATAAAATTTGGGTCTTTTAGGGTAATTCTCACAGTCGGCTATCGCGTGGGTTGCGTCCAGGTAATCAACGCCCATAACCATGTCCCTGAATTTTGGATGCCAGTTAAAGGATTTTTCACCTTCGACCGCAAGTAGTGATCTTTCGATAGATTCTGAAAGGTTGACGAACTTATCGAAAGGCTTTGATAGCGCTTCCCAATACTGAGGGAGGCCTTGATTCGGGACTTGATCGTTTTCTTGGATGAACACGCAATCCACATGCGGGTCGGAACGAATGACCCTTTCGCCGTAAGGGGTCACGTTGACCGTGATATGATACCCTTGCTCTTTTAAGGCCGGAAGAATCGAAGACGTTTGGATCATATCTCCAAACGCCCCGTAGCGAACGACACAGACGGACTTTCCAGGACCCTTTAACCGTGAAAAGTCGTACTTATCCCACGGCGATGTCAGTTTGAGCGTTCGCATCCTTGATGATCTTCCCGACGGTTTTGTGGTGGATGCCGGTTTCCTTGGCTATTTCCTTTACCGAAAGCCCTGCCCGGTAGCGCGAAAGCACCGTTTCCTCTTCGGATACGGGAACGTCTGGCGGCAGCAGGGGCCGGCCGGGAGGTAGCCCTTCGGGGATCACGATCTCAACCGCATTCAGGGCTTCGCCTTTCGCATCGAACAAAACGCCGTCTTGCTCGTACCTTGCACCGGACTGTGAAGCCCCACAGACTTCCCCAAAGGGTTTTGATTTATCGAGTGTTCGCATCCCGTTTCTCCCTTTCGGTTCTGCGCCGATGGTTGGCGGCGGTCTGGCTCCGATCTTTGGGGGGCCAATCCGGCATGATGTATAAATCGTCGGGCTCTTCGTACATCGGCGTTTGAACGTAGCCCTTTTCTTTTTCGTCCATAAGCTCCTTTGTGCCGGGGGCTATTCACCCCCGGCCCTTGGTTACGAAATTTTAAAGGACTTACCGCCCTTTGAGGCCTTTTCGACGGGCTTTTTGGTCGGAATCTGACCGGGGTTTTCCCGTGTCATGCCGAACTTGCTGTCGCTTTCCTTGATCTCTTTTTTCTCGCTCAGACCTTCTTTCACGTTTTCCATGATTAACTCCTTTTTCGGTAGATTTCTCTTACCGCGTTCTTGATTTTTTCAGGGTCCATAAACTTTGACATGCACACCGGAAGACCAAAAACATCGTCCAGGGGACATTCGTGCAGTTCGTGAATCATCCTATGGCATGGGCTACAGGGGGCATCGGATTGAATCGAATAATCGTTTGTGAAATACTTGGTCAGGTTCTCTTTCGAAGAGTGGGTCAATAGCCCGATCTTGGGGGTATCGAAAGCGCCGGCAGCATTGAGCGTTCCGGTTTCAGGGGAGATTACGCAGTCCATGAACTTAGTTAAAACCATCGTCTGACGCATGTCCCATTGCCCGATCCGGTTGTGAAGCCTCGGCCGGGTCCAGTTCAATAAAGAGGCGTTGCTCCCGCCCGTCAAAAAAACCTGCATGTCCTTGAACTCGTCTAACAGATCGTCAACTACATCGCTCGCATGGGGATAAAGTTTGTGCCAAGAAGACCCCGATACTTGAAACATGACGTTGAAAAAGCCCCTATGTTTCTGCTTGAACACATTGCAAAGGACTTCCTCGGTCTGGGTCAAATAAAGCTCTGGCTTGGCTCCACCGCTTAACCCGGCGAGCTCCATGGTTGCTTCGGAATAGTTCCGGTTGAACCTTTTGTGGCGTTCCTCGTGGGGAAGATAGAACAGGTCTGGGTCTTTTTCGCGCTCTACAAGCAGGGTTCTTTCCATGCTTTCGCATAGATTGATGACCTGCCCGTATTGCTGGCTGAGAACCTCAAAGTATTCTTTGAGTTGAGTTGACGGGATGGTGTACCGGCTTTGAATCAAAAACTCGTCAATGTACGGGTTTCCATCAAGAACGAATTTTGAATCCGCCGAAACATTGGCGATAACGTATTTCCCCTGTTCTTTGAGTCTTTTAAAGATTGGGGCCGCTATCACCATGTCACCGAACCCGCCGTACCTTACGACAACAACGGTATTCGCCCTGCCGTACTCTTTGATGGAATACGGCAGTCTCATCGGCGCAAGATCGGAAACCTTTTCAACGATCAACTCAAAGGAATACTCGTCGTTTTCATCATGAACAACAGACCGTTTGACGAGAAACACCCCGGGCATTGCATCGATAATATCCGATGGTATAAAGTCATGCTTGTGATTCTGGTTGGCCCCTTCTTGTCCCACGTTCGGATATAAATCCTTGTGGGGTAGATACAGAATGATGTGGCCACCAGGCTTGCAAATCCTAAAGAACTCGTGGAGCATACCCACGTAATCAATGCAGTCCTCAAGGAAATGCGAAGAGAACACAACGTCAGCGCTGTTTGAGCCGAAAAGCCGCAAGGACTCAGGATGGGTCAGGTCGCATTGAATATTGGCCGCTTTTGACATATAATCAATGCCGATGGCCTCAACACAAACCTTTTCAGGGCCACAACCTACGTCGAGAATCACCCCTCGAAGATAGGATGCAACCCTGTCCCGAACTTTTCTGACTTCGTACCCTTGCGACTTTTCAGGGCTCCACATTAACTGAACGTCTCCTGATAGGTGATACCGATTTGCCCGGTGGCCGCGTTCGCAGCGCTGGCTGTCGTGGTGGATTTGGCGAGGACCCGAATGTAGCTGGTAGCTGCCACGGCCACATCAAGATCGGCAGAAGACTGGACAATACCAAGCGCTGCCGTTGTAGAAACGGCAAGGCTGCCTACCGAAGTGGTCCCGCTGTAGATGTCCAGGGCGAGAGAATTCCCGGTGCCGGTGGCAGCGGTCTTGACCTGGTACTGAATCTTCTTCAGCGTAATGGCGCGCCCGGGAGCCCACGGATCACAAGTCGTGGTGTGGGTCTTGGTTTCCGCGCCCGTTCCAGCCTGGGGGGTAAAAAGCATGGTGGTGGCGTCGTTTCCGGTCAGCATGTGCTGATGGGAGACACCATATTTAGGATCTGCGTAGCTGCTCATGTTTTATCTCCTTGGGGGCCTTTCAGCCCCATATCGTTGTTAAGGACTAAGCGGCCGAGTCCCACATAATGATGCGGGCTTGATCAACGTCCGTGTGGGAAATCCCAAAGCCGCCCAAATAGTACCAGGCGACGCCCTTGTCGCGACCGTAATCGCCAGGGAGTTTGCCGCGGATTTCTTCGGGAACCGCCACGGCCTCGGCCACGGTATCGGAGCCGAAGAAAAAGGCCCAGTTCGACTTGGCCTGTGCCCAGGCAGCGGCGGCCGTGCCCATAGCGGTCTTGGCGACGTTGGTCTGCTCAACAAACCGGCAGTTTTCATAACGGCCGATCTCGCCGCGCATGATGTGCCCGAACCCGGTGTCGGTGTACTGCTTGATGGATTCCAGGTCGTCCTTGAAGGCGCGGAAAGTGGTCGGCCACGCGATGCAGTAATAGTCGTCATCGGTATAGGCCGGGATGTTTCTTTCCTTCATGAGGTCCACAATGGACTTAACATGAAGGTTGCCCAGGGCAATGGTGTTGGTGAGCGTGCAAACGCTGTTGGTAGTCAGGGTCACTGCGGACGTATCGGTGCCGGAAGTTGGGCACACCCGAAGCGGGGTCTTGTTGAACTCGGCGGCCGCGGCACGGTCCAGGGCTTCTTTGCAGTCGCGCTTGAGGACGTTGTGGATGATCTCTTTGACGGGCTGCTCGGACAGGTCGTCCAGAAGGCCGGTGTAGGGGGCCTCGATGCCGTGC